TAAATGGCAGATACAAAAGTAGATATATGTGCAAGAGCAATCATAATGATCGGAGCTTCTCCGATTTCTTCATTTGATGATGGTTCAACAGAAGCCTTAGTCGCTTCTAATATGTACGAAAACATACTGAAGTCTTGTTTATCAAGACACAGATGGAAGTTTGCCACAGAACAAAAACAACTTTCTTTACTAGCTGATGCACCTACAGGAAGATATGAATATGCTTATCAGTTACCTAGTAGTCCTGAATTATTAGTTTTAAATACAGTAACAGTTAATGATAATCCCATACAATATAATAGATATGGAGATAAAATATTTGTAAATAATTATGGATCTAGCAATACATTAATAGCAGATTATATTTTTAGACAAGATGAAGCTGATTTTCCAGAATACTTTAAACTAGCATTACAATATAAATTAGCATCTATATTTGCTGGATCAGTAGCAAGAGATGCTGCTATGATACAACAGTTTGAAACACTTGGTGAAAATCAAATGAGAATAGCAAAGAACATAGATAGTCAGGAAGTATCTAATAGTGTTCTAAATACAAAAAGGTTTATACAGGATAGATTGACAACTGGAGGGTACTAATGGCTAATGTCCTTAGAACTGTATATACTAACTTTTCAAGTGGAGAACTAAACCCTTTATTAGTAACAAGAACAGATGCCTCTGCTTATTTTAGTGGAGCAAAAACTTTAAGAAATTGGTATTTACTTGATGAAGGTGGTATTATGCGTAGACCTGGACTTAGTTATAAAGCAACCTTACCAGGTTCTTCAAGAATAATTCCATTTATATTTTCTAATGACGAAATGGCTATATTTGCATTATCTAATAATAGATTAGATGTATTTGATAGTGCTGGTGCAAGTGTACAATCAAACATTACAAGTAATTGTAACTGGACTACTGCACAGTTATTTGAATTAAACTATGCACAGTTTGGTGATACAGTATTTATAGTACATAGAAATAACCCTATAGTTAAAATAGTTAGAGATTCTGCTTCTTCTTTTAGTGTATCTTTATTTGCATTTGAAGAAGATGAATCTGTATCTGTTGGTGGAGCAAACAAAACAACACAACCATTTTTTAAGTATGCAGATTCAACAATATCTGTAACATTATCTGATAAAACAGCTGGTACTGGTAGAACACTAACTGCTAGTGCAACTGCTTTTACAAGTGCATATGTAGGACAATATTTATTAGTTAATAATAAACAAGTAAAAGTAACAGGGTATACAAGTGGTACTGTAGTAACAGTTACAGTTTTAGAAGAAGTAGATACAGTAGGACCTCATTTTTTATGGGAAGAACAACTAATATCTTCTATTAGAGGATTTCCACAAGCTGTTACATTCCATGATAATAGATTATATTTTGCTGGTGTAAGAGATAAACCTAGCTCTGTTATAGCATCAAAAGTAGGTGAATATTTTAATTTTGAAATAGGTACAGGACAACCAGATGATGCATTAGATGTTACAGTTACTGGTGATAGAATTAATGAGATTAGACACTTAGTAAGTTCTAGAAACTTACAATTATTTACAGATGGTGGTGAGTATTTTGTACCAACATCTTCTGATACTTCAGCTGTTACACCTTCTAATATAGTTTTTACTAGACAAACACCTTATGGATGCAATAGAGCAAAACCAGTAATATTTGATGGAGCTACTTTATATGCTCAAAAAAATGGTAGATCTATTAGAGAATATTTATTTTCTGATGTTGAATCAGCTTATGCTTCTACTTCAATATCTATACTTGCATCACAAGTAATTAATAATCCAGTAGATATGACAATGATTACTGGTACATCTACAAGACCAGAACAGTTTGCATTTTTTACTAATACAGATGGCACACTTGCTTTATTTCATAGTGTTAGATCTGAAAAGATAGCTGGTTGGACATTATGGAGTACAAGAGATGGAGATAATTTTAAAAGTATTACAGCTTTAAATGAAAATTTATTTGTTGTTGTTGAAAGACAGTTAGAAGGTGGAACTGTATACACATTAGAAAAATTTGCAGATGATGATAGTCTAACACTTGATTGCTCTGCTGTTACTACACTTAATCAACAAGGTGCACCTAAAGTAAACGGTGGTAGCCAATCAGGATCTAGCCTGAATGTAGATGGTTATACATCTGCTCCTAATCCTAATGATATTATTACAATAGCTGGTAACAGTACAGAATACACTATTCAAACTGTAAATGCTACAGCATCTGGATATACGCTAGTTTTAAATCAAAATCTTGCTGCAACACCATCAGATAATGCAGTAATAACAATAGTACAGGGTAGACTACATAATACCCCAGCACACTTGACATCTACCTCAGTTTATGCTGTTGATGGTACAATGGCTTTGGGAACATTTACTACTACAGGATCTGATACTTTAACTTTAAATGAAGCACATGCTGCTGGTGTTACTATAGGATTTGATTATACACCAACATTAGAAACTATGCCTATAGATAAAGAAGTTCAAAATGGTCCATTAACAGGACAAATTAAAAGAATATCTAGAGCAGTTGTAGATGTATCAAATACACTTAATGTTGCATTACAAGCATCAGATAAAACAGCAAAAAATTTAATTATTAGACAAGTAGATTTTAATGTAGCACAATCTGTTAGTGCAGTATCTGGTAAAAAAGAATTTTTCTTTTTAGGATATGATAGAGAACCTACAGTAAAAATAACACAAACAGAACCATTACCACTTAAAATATTAGGTATGGCAGTAGAGGTAGTATTTTAATGGGTGCAATAAGTCCAGCAACTATGTTTATGATTACAGCTGGTGTTACAGCTGGTGCATCTTTATATCAAGGTTATCAAACAAGACAAGCATTACAAAGTGATATTGCAAGATATGAAGAAGAAAAAAAAATAACAGAACTTAGAGGTATACAAGAAGAAAATTTAAGAAGGCAACAAATGGAAATAACATTAGGTAATAACAAAGTTATTGCTGGAGCTGCTGGTATACTTGATGATAGTAGAACATTTTTAGCTATACAAAATGATGTAAGAAATGCTGCTATATCAGATATAAGATCACAAGATTTAAATACAAGAATTGCTTTATCTAAATACGATCAACAAATTGTAAATTCAAAAATTGATATGCAATCAGCTACATTTGGTTCAATATTTGATGCTGGTAGTGCTGTTTTAAATGGATGGACATATATGAACTATTACAGAGGTCCTAGTAAAACTATAAAACCAGGTATGTCTCCAGGTGAATCAAGAGCTAGATTCGGTACAACAAACGCAGCTGGTATGTTTAAAGGAGGCAACGAGTTTTAATGGCTTTAGAAAGAGGAGCAACTATTAATAAAGGTGTTAGAAGAACAGGAGTAGAAGGTAGTTTTGGTGTAGTTAGAACAGCACAAAATACTATTGGAACTACTTTAACAAATACAGCACAAAACTTAGATAAAATTACACAGTTTCAAGTAGATGTCATGGATAAAGAATGGCAGAATAATTTTGATACAAGTAGTGCTATTTTTATAGAACAAGCAACTAGAGAAGAATTAAATAGTCAAAATCCTGATTTAGTAAAACTTAGAGAAAAATTTATTACATATAGAGATACACAATTAAAAGAAGCACCACAAAGATTTCAAAATTATATAACTAATAAATTAGATATTAACTTTGTAGATTCAGTAAATAATGTCAAAGATTATGCTAATGATTTAAAGTTTGTAAATCTATCTACACAAGGAGCTAATTTAGCAGATCTTAATTATAAAAGTACATATTCTTCTATTCAAACAATTATAAAAAATAATAAAGGTAATTTTGAAGAAATCACAAAACAAATAGATTTATTATATGTTAATCAAGTACTGCCAAATATAGCTGCACAAACAACAAATGACAAAGTATTAAGCCAACTTAAACCACTTGAGATGACACCAGCTATGATTGAATCAAAAGCTTTTGCAACTAATGTACAATATGAAACATTAAGAAATATAGGTATGATTGAAATGATGGTATCAGCTGTAGATTTTGATGGTACTAATACAAGTAAATTAGCTGGGGATTTAGAAATATTAGATAGACAAATAGATGATTACATAGAAAATTATTTAACAAATCCAGAAGCAAGAAAATTTAATATGGATGAAGAAACAATAGCAGAAGTAGCTAATAATTTAAGTCTTGCTAAAAATAATTTACTATCTGTACAACAAGATAAAATTCAAAAATCAGTTAATGCACAAACATATCAACAAGGTGTTTTTTCAAAAGAGTTTGTAAATAATTATATAGATAATCCAAGATTAGCAATAGAAGCTAATGTTAATAATATAGTAGAATTATTAAACACTACTGAAGAAGGTATAAGTTTATATAATAATCCAACTTTATTTGCTGAAACTTTAAACTCTACTATTGAAGCATCAAGTATACATAAAATTATTGCAAAAAAACAATCTATAAATAATGGAGTTCTTCCAAATATAGGAGATTTAACAGTAGAAATTAATACACAATTAGGATCTAGTATAGATGAAGATACATTATCTAGATATGTATATTCATCCTTAGGTGGATTATATAATTATACAGCAGATCAAATGGTATCAGATATGGATACTGTTTTAAATAATCCTACACCAGATGTTGGACCTGGTGGTTTTGATAATCAATTTATACAATCAACTAAAAATTTTCAAGCAGCAGCAACTATGATGCAAAATGGTTATTTTCCACCTGGATTAGATAATTATTTTTCACAAGTAGATAGAATTATGGCAAAACCTGATTTAACAGATGATGATGTTCAAAGAGTAAATCAAAGTATGCAACTATTTAATTATATAAATAATAATAGTAGTGATGTATTTTTTCCTACTGTAACAGGATCAGAAACACCAACATTTTTTCAATATTTACAATTATCTAAAGGTCAAATGTATGAAGGTGTAAATTTAATAGATTTAAATGATTTACGACATATGCAAACAGAATATAAAAATTTCTTAGACGCTCCATATGATTTAGAAAAAATTAATCAATTCTTAATTGATAATAATCAAAACATAACATTAGATAATGTACAACTTGAAATTACAGAAGATTTAAGATCACAGTTTGGTATAGAAGCAGTAGGAAAATTTTTATATAATCAATTACCTTACATTGATGTTCCATTTACAGATATGGATATTGGTTTATCAGAAGATGATAAATTTACAAAAACAGATCAATTTAGTAAATTATTTGGAAATATACCTGGATGGAAAAAAATAGCTATTGGTATGTCTATTGGTTTTGGTGGTGAAGAATATTTTAAAGACAATCCTTATCCACAATATTTACAAGTAGATCCTGTTATATTAGATCAATTTAATGAAATTTTTGTACAAGAACTTAAAAACAATGGTGTTGATTTTTCATTATTAGAAAAAAATCCTAATAAGTTTTTATCAGAAGTAGAACGAGTTAGAGAAAAAGCATTATATTCATCTGCATATAGATTAAACAGAGAAGGTTTTAGTATATCAAATTATGAATCTATGAATAATGGTGGTAAATTAGTACAAAATTCAATAGAACAACAAATACCATATTCAAATAAATTAGATAAAGAGATGTATATGACTGCTCATATATTTCAACATATTAAAAGTATGGAAGCTAAATATGGACAAGATAAAATGATAGATATGTATCCAGGTGTTTATATAAATAACTTTGGAACATCACAACAAAACCAAGTTGAGTTAAATATACAAAGAGTTAATGAATTATTAAATGATGGTGCTTTTTATTTTATTAGAGAACCTGGAGATGTATATAGTTATAATTTAAATCCTAATAAAATTTATTCTAATAGTTATGAAATGTCTATGGATATAGATGATCCACAATTTTTGCGTGTCAATGATGTAATGACAACAAATGATGGACAAATTTTTTCAAAAAAAACTATAGTTACTGATGCTGTTAATGATTATTTAAAAGATAATAAGTTTATAGATTTTTTTGAAAGAAGTGGTTTAGATAGAAAATATGCTGAAAATTTTTTATATGCACTTTTATATCCAGGTACTTATGGGATTACAAATAGAGATGACTTATTAGATTATTTAGATCAGAACAAAATAGATATAGATATGTTTAAATGAGTAATGTTGTTTTAAAAGGTTTTAGTAAAAAAATAATACCTAATGAATTAGATATACCTGAAAGTTCATTAGAGAATTTTTTTAGAAATCCAAAGTCTGAACAATTTAGAAGAGGTGTATTAGATGAAAACTCAGTTGCACTAACATTTGCAACAACTATGGAAAAAACACAAAAGTTTAAAAAAGATCCAACATATGATTTTTTATATGATGAACAATTAAAACCATACATAGATAATATAGATTATTTTAGAAACTCAGGTAGTAGATTAGAAACTAAATATTTAATTAATGAGCTAAGAGAACAATCAGAAATGATTGCTACAAATCCTGGTGCATATTTTATAGGTAGACTTACTGGAGGTATATTAGATCCTGTTACATATGCAGCTTTTAATATGAAAGCATTTAGGACAGCAAGTGGTGCTTATAATTTAAAAAGGATTACTGCAATAGCTACTGCTGAAGAATTATATAAACAAACAATAAATGCAAATAGAGAAACAGAGTTAGCATATTTTGTACCAGTAGGTACTGCAATAGTTACAGGGTTAGTTAATACTATAGGTAGATTAAAAAGTTTTGAAGGTGGTGAAGCTGTTGGTAAATATAACAAACAGCAATTATTATTAGATGGAAGAGAAGAAGTTGTTGCAAGAGCAAAACAAAATAATGGTGAATTATTAGATAATAGAATACTTGATCCTGAAAATAGAATAGGTCCAAAAGGAGTAGGTGCAAATGCTACAAATACTGGTGGTGCTAGATCGTATAATGATGATTTATATGATGAAGCTATAGCAAACACTCTTACTGGTTTAGAAAAAACAAATGCAACACCTATGTTTAGATTATTAAAATCTCCTATTTTGCAAGTAAGAGAATTAGCTACAGATTTATTAGATACAAAACTTTTACAAAATAAAAATAAATTAAATACAGGATTTACAACTAAATCAATAGAAGCAAATGTAGCAAGAAAATATATTTATGTAGAAGAAGCAAGACTAAGTGTGAAAGGTGGTTATAAAGATTATTTAAAAAGATTATATCAAGAAAATAATCTTGGTCAGGATGCAAGATTTAAGAAAACAGAAATGAGATTCAAAGGTATTAAATATATTTCTGAAAGAGAATTTCAAAGAAGGGTGTCATATAGGTTAGTAAATAAAGATTTTAAAGATCCATTACCTGAAGTAAATAAAGCTGCAAGTTATTTAAGAACAAATTTTTTTACTAGAATTGGTAGAGAAGCAGATGCAGAAGAATTATTTAGTATTTACTCTAAAGTTATTATAGCTGGTTTAAAAAGAACTAGAGATAAAATGAAAAGAGAAAATAAAAAAACTACTGAATCAAATGGTGTAACTAAAACATTAGCAGAGATAGAAGCAAGATTAGCAGATGAAGAAGCAAGGCTTGTAAATATAAACGCTACTGGTCCACTTAGAGAAGATTACTTACCTAGATATTGGAAAAGAGATTTAATTAGAAACAAAAAAAAAGATTTTAAGAATGATTTAAGAATAGCTTTAAATAATAAAGGTATATCTGTAACTGCTAAAGAATTAGATGAAATGGTAGATGATATAGCTACAAGCACACCATTTAACAAATTACCTAGAGATGCTATTAGACCAGATGAAACATTTGATTTATCATTTGCATTTCAACCATCAGGTGTATCAAAACATTTAAAAAATAGATTAATGATACTAGATGATGCTTATCTTATGCAAAGAGGATGGATGGAAGATAATATAAATATTATTACTAAACAATATTTTAACTCAATTATGCCTGATATTGAAATATCTAAAGTATTTGGTGATGTTGCTATGATGGGATTAAAAGGTCCAAATACTGGTTATAGACCAAGTATACCACAAATAGCTTTAGAATGGGATGCTTATATAAATAAAATGGCACCAGCTGGTACAAGACCTAAGTTAAGACAAAAATTATTACAAAAAAAAGAAGATGATATTAGAGATATAGAGGCAAGTAGAGATCTTATAAGAGGCACTTATGGACTTACTGATAATCCAGAATCAGGATTACAATCAGGTATTAGAACAACAAAGAATATACAAAACATGATTTTTTTATCTGGTTTTTTATCTGCTGCTCCAGACATGGCAAGATTAATTATGCAAAATGGAATTAAAAAAGGTTTTGGTCAAACTTTTGAAATATTTGCAAATCAAGCTAATAGAGAAATATTAAAAATGTCAAAGAAAGAAGCAAACCTTGTAGGAGAAGCATTAGACCTGGCTATTGCTGGTAGAGCAAACACAATAGGTAATGTTGATGAAATGATATATGGATTAAATAGTGTAGAAAGAGCTACAGGAGCTGCAAACTCTTTTTACTTTACATTTATAAATTTAATGAATGTTTGGAATACAGGCATGAAAACAGCATCTTCTTATATTGGTAGTACAAAAATTTTAACATTTGCAGAAGAAGCTACTAGAGGAACTATATCAAAAAAGAATATGGCTAAATTACTAAATGGTAGTATTGATAAATCAATGGCTAAAAGAATAGTAGAACAATATAAAAAATATGGTTTAGGTGTTGGTGGTGCAGAAAGAGGAGATTTAAAATATAGTAAAGTAGCAAGATCTGATTTATGGGATGATAGAGAAGCAGCAGAAGCATTCGGTAATGCACTTCGTAAAGAAATAAGAACAACAATTATAACACCAGATAAAGGTGATGTACCATTATGGATGAATAGACCAGTAGGAAGTTTACTATCACAGTTTAAGAAGTTTGGTATGGCAGCAACACAAGCTGTTATGATGCGAGGTTTACAAGAAAGAGATCAAAATTTCTTTATAGGTTTGATGTTTTTAGTAGGTATGGGTGCTATGGTAGATGCAGTAAGACAAAGAGCTTTTGATAGAGATTATTCTAAAAAGAAAACTGGAGATAAAATAGCTAGTGCTTTAGATAGATCAGGAGCGATTGGTATATTTAGTGATTTAAATAGAATGTTAGAAGTTATGTCAGATAATGAATTAGGTATAGCTCCAGCATTAGGAGCTGGTAAACCATATAATGCAACAAATAGGCAAAAACTAGGATTAGTTGGACCTTCGGGATCACTAGCCTACAATTTATATGAAATAATGTTAGATACAGGAAGTGGTAATTATGATTATACTACAGCTAGAGCAATAAGAAGATCTTTACCTTTGCAGAATATATGGTATTTAGATAGTTTATTTGATAAATTTGAGAAAAGTATAAGATAAATGGCATTAGCAATATCAGACACATCCCCTAGAATACAGTATACAGCTACTGGTGGGCAGACATCATTTACAGTACCCTTTGAGTTTTTTGCTGATTCCGATCTTACAGTCATTAAAACAGCTGCATCTAATGGTGC